GTTCCGGGCGGCGGCCTATCCCCCGTAATTATCACAGTGCTGAGGATATTAGAAAGTATAAGGATGCCTATAAGGCTATCTACTATCTGCTCAGCATTGAGAAGGATAATAAGTAATTTAATAAATACAATCTAGGAGTTATATGAACGTTACAAAGAAAGACAACACTCAGGAACCTTGGGATACTAATAAGATCAAAGTGGCTATCCATAAGGCGGCTGAAAGGTGCAAGTGTCCTATTACTGATTTCTCCATTGAAAGAGTTATTCTCGGAGTTCTCTCTGAGATCAAAGATAGAGATTCAGTAAGTGTCTCTGAGCTTCACTCTTTGGTAATCCATTACTTAGCCTTTGAGAACTTCCCTGAGATTTCTAAAGCCTATCAGGAATACAGAGACTATAAGAATACCTATGTGAAGGAATTTGAGAACCTTAAGAAAGAAGCTGATAATGTTCTCTTCTTGGGAGACAAAGAGAATGCTAACTTTGATAGCTCTCTTAGTTCTACCAAAGGCAGTCTCATCCGTGGGTATCTCACTAAGGCTCTCTATAAGCAATTCTATCTGAGCACAGAAGAAAAGGAACTCACCAAGAGAGGTGACATTTATATTCATGATCTCCGAGATATGATCTTAGGGTCTGTCAATTGTTGTCTCTTTGATATTGGGACTGTCTTGAAGGGTGGCTTTGAGATGTCTAATACGACCTATACAGAACCCAATAGTGTCCTTAGTGCCCTTCAGGTTATCGGTGATGTTACTCTTATTGCCACAGCTCAGCAGTTCGGTGGGTTCACCCTTGCAGAACTCGATAAGGTTCTTTTGCCTTACTGCAAGAAGACTATGAAAACTGCTAGAGAACTCTATAAGAAATACTTCAGTGATGACTCTCAGTGTGAGAACTTTGTGTGGGAAACCCTCACTAGAGAACTCACTCAGGGTTTTCAGAGTATGGAACTTAAGGTAAATACCATTCCGTGTTCTCGTGGTGACTTTGCTTTCACTACGATTACTTTTGGGCAATTCGATTGGGAACACCTGAGTGCTGAAGAGCGTAATATCCTTTGTCTTATTGATACCATCATGCTTGACACTCGAATGAAGGGGCATGGGGGAAAACAGGTCGTGTTTCCTAAGCTGGTCTACCTGTTTGATGAAGAACAAGTTAATAACGATTTGTATTCCAAACAGATTTACACTAAGGCTATCGAGTGTTCCTCTAAGTGTATGTATCCCGATTGGCTCTCTTTGAGGGGTGATCCTGAGCATAATGTTGTAGCAGATACCTTTATTAACCACGGGGCTATTACTTCGCCGATAAACTAATATCCTGTCGGCACTAAACATACCTAAACGGGGAAACTCCTAACAAGTAATGTTGAGGACAATCCCGTACAAAGCACATAATTTAGAAACCAATAGAGGGTTGTATTATGGAAATCTGGAAAAATGTTCCTTCTTGGGAAGGACTTTATGAAGTATCTAATTTTGGGCGTTGCCGTTCCACAAAAACCGGTAAGATCAAAGCATTAGACGTAAACAATTATGGATATAGCAGAATTCATTGTTACGACGGAAAGCGTAAGCAAAAACTGTTTGTCCATAAGTTGGTTGCTCTACTGTTTGTTGATGGTTATAAGGACGGCTTAGTAGTTAACCATAAGGATGGGGACAAGGCTAATAACATGGCCTCAAACCTAGAATGGGTAACTCGTAGTGAGAATGACAAGCATGCCTTTCGTATGCACCTAAAGGAGCGCAAGAAGAAAGATATGCCGTGTTATCTTGAAATGCCTAAGACGAACCAAAAGGTTTTCTTCAAGACCATTATGGATGCTTCAAAGTCTATCGGCCTATCCGATAAAAGATTACATCACCTTATTAAGACACAAGGTGGGTATATTCCTGAAGTGGATATGTATATCAGAAAATGTGTGTCTAACGACTAACCCTGATGAATGTAGGGGTGTAGGGGGTGCGAGGTGATTGCTCACGCCTTCGAAACGGTATGCCTAAACTAAGATTTAGGAAGATATAGTCTAACCCATTTAGAAATAAATGGAATCAAATTATGAGATACAGCCTATGGCGGGGATGCCGGGCGTATCTCACTCCTTGGGCTGATCCTGATACAGGCAAGTATATCACTATTGGTAGGTGCAATATTGGAGCAGTTTCTCTTAACCTTCCTGTTATTATGGCAGTCTGTAAGAGAGACTTTGGAGAGTCTTGGAGAGATCACTTCTGGGATGTCCTTAAGGATCGAATGGAAGCCATTAGAGAGTTCCTTAAGAAACGCTATGACATCATCAGACACACTAGGGCTTCTACTAATCCTATGGCATTCACTCAAGGTGGATTCTATAAGGGTTTCTTAAAGCCTGATGATGAAGTTGGTGATCTTGTAAATTATATGACGGCCTCTTTTGGTATTACTGCCCTCCACGAGGCTACTGTATTATGGACTAATGGTAAAGGACTTCATGAGACTAAAGAATTTGCTAATCAATGCTTGGACTTCATTAACAAACTCATTCAGGATTACAAAAAAGAAGATCATTATCTTTATGCTTTATATGGTACTCCTGCGGAGTCTTTGTGTGCAACCCAAGCAAAACAATATAGAGATTTCACTGGTGATACTCAATTTGGAGAATACTTCACTAATTCCTTTCATCTTAAAGTTACCGAAGACGTCACGCCTTTTGAAAAACAAGATGAAGAGTATGAATTTTTCCACAAATGTAATGGTGGTCACATTCAGTATGTAAAGATTGCTAATCCAAAGAATCTCAAGGCACTTGAGGCGGTTATCCTTAAGGGAATGTCTCAGGGATTTTATCAGGGTGTTAACTTTGATGCCGCATACTGTGAGGATTGTCATAGTCATAGCACGAATGTACTTTTCAAGTGCCCTGTGTGTGGCTCTAGTAATATCTCTGTTGTCTCTCGTGTCTGTGGCTATTTGGGCTACAGTAACATTAAAGGCCATACTCGAATGAATGATGGCAAGATGGTTGAGATTAAAGAAAGAAAATCCATGTAATATAATAAGGAAACTTTTATGACTGATAATATGAAACCTACAGCTTTTTTCTATATGATGCCCAACTGTAAGACCTGTAAAGAGGTTGCCCCTATTGTTGAGCGTGTCTGTAATGAACAAGGGGTTATCCTTGTGGATGTCCATTTGGAGGGTGTTAGAGAAGAAGCCTTAAAGGACTTGTCTCTTCATGGGTTGCCTACTCTGAGATGGAACAAGAAGCAGATGTATAAGGACTTCACTGAAGAGAACATTAAGGCTTTCCTTAGAGTCTAACTATGGAGAGGATAGAGAAAATAGTGGAATCAGCTGATGTACCCTCAGTGTGTACTTATGCCGTCCCACCTGTAGCTGTATCCTCTTTTACTCTTCTTGGTTTAACACTACACGAATGGATTTATGTAGTTACTATCATCTATACAGTAATTGCTATTGTAGTGTTAATCAGGAAGACTTTCTTTCCAAAGATTGTAATCACAAAGGAAACAAATGACAGAAAGAAAAGAACTAGAAGATATTCTTGGGCATATACACAAAACTATGCTAAACGATATGCTCGAAGACTTAAGAAATCCAGAAAAGAGAACACCTCAGCTCTATAATGCTGTCATTAAGGAGTTAGAGAGAAATGGCATTGATTGTGTCCCTAAGGCTGGAGATGAGGCAGGAGATACCTTAAAGAAAATCATGGAGAATGTTAAAGAAAACTTAGGAGATGAAATTGAATTCGCAAGAATCTCTTAAAGATTTCTATGATAATTTCCCTCTGTTTGTAGGTCTTGTATGGAAGTACATTGGGCTTCCTAGACCTACTGCTGTCCAGTTGGATATCGCTAAGACACTTCAGAATCTCCCTAACAACAGATTTATCCTTGAGGGGTTCCGAGGGGTAGCCAAGAGTTTTATTACTTGTGCTTACTCTGTGTGGAGACTTTGGAGAGACCCACAGATTAAGATCATGATTGTCTCTGCTAATAAAGAAAGAGCTGATGCTAATGCTGTCTTTATTAAGAAAATCATGAATACTCTTCCCTTCTTGGAACACCTTAAGGCTAGAGAAGGACAGAGAGATACACAGAATCTCTTTGATGTAGGCCCTGCTAGACCCGATCACTCCCCTAGCTTGAAATCTGTGGGTATCGAAGGGCAACTTACGGGTTCCCGTGCTGATCTCATTGTGGCAGACGATAAACTTTAACCATGTCGTCTCTAAACCCCTTAAATTCGGTGAAACTCAGTCCTAACTAGGAAAGACAATACCGAGCCGAGCTTTATAGCAGGTGTAACGACTATTATGTAGAGTCAAGTGACTCGAAAAATGGGGGTGCTCTAAGTGAGCACAAGATATAGTCTGGTCTTCATAGAGATATGAAGCATCGTCAATTAAGTAGATTCACTAAAAAGACGATGGGGTAAGACTAACGACCTTACCTTAACATAAAGGTGGAAGTTCCAAAGAACTCCTTTACTCAGGTACTTAGAGATAAACTCTCAGAACTTGTTAAAGAGTTTGACTCTGTGATTAAACCGGGGGATAAATCTCAGATTATTTACCTAGGTACTCCTCAGAATGAGATGTCTCTTTATAATGAATTACAAGAAAGAGGCTATACCTGTATTATTTACCCTGCGAGATTCCCTTATGATGAAAAACATAGGAGAACTTATGGTACTCGTTTAGCTAAATTTATTGCTGATAAGTTCGATAATGATCCTAAGATTGCAGGGAAGCCTACCGATCCCTTAAGATTCGATGATATGGACTTACAGAAGCGTGAACTCTCTTATGGTAGAGCTGGTTTCATGCTTCAGTTCATGCTCGATACTACCCTCAATGATGCCAATAAATACCCCTTAAAGCTTCGAGATTTGCTTGTGGGTACCTTTGATACCTCTGAGGCTCCAATGAAGCTCTCGTGGCTTCCTGACGTAACTAAGAGGTGTGATCCTAATCAGGTTACCAACTTGGGTCTTAAGGGTGATGGCTACTTTTATTTCTTCTCTGCTTCTGATCAGATTCAACCTTATGGGTACAAAATGATGTCTATTGACCCATCAGGTAGAGGCTCAGATGAAACAGGGTATGCAGTATTGTATTGGCTCAATGGGTTCATCTATGTGATGGAAACAGGAGGTTTCACTAGTGGGTATTCTGATGTAACTCTTGATAAACTAGCCAAGGTAGCTAAGAAGTGGAAAGTCAATGAGGTAGTCCTTGAAGGGAACTATGGTTCAGGCATGTACACTAAGCTCTTTGAGCCTGTCTTAAAGTCTGTCTATGGTGGCTGTGGATGCACTGAAGTGATGTCAAAGGGACAGAAGGAACAACGCATCATTGATACACTTGAGCCTGTCATTACTAATCATAAAATGGTAGTGTCCCCTGAGTGTATCCAAAAGGATGCTACAAGTGTTCCTGAGAGTGACTATAAGTACTCCTGTTTCTATCAATTAACTAGAATTACAAGAGACAAAGGTTCCTTAAAGCATGATGATAGACTTGATGCACTAGCTCAGGGTGTAGCTTATCTTATTGACTTCATGGGTATAGATGCTGATGAAGGTATCAATGAGGTTACTGAGCAGTGGCTTGAAGAGCATCTTGAGAGCTTCTTTGGGTTTGTCACTAATGATATTGGAGACAACATTAAAGATACTCAGGATACCTCTACTAGTAGTGTCTCTAAGGGTACAATCTACTACAGTAGACCTAAGACAGGATACCATTTTAGAAGATAATTCTATATAAAATATAAAAAATTATATACCTAAAGACACCTATAAAATTATAAGGTTGTACATCTTGACTATAATAAAAGTTGTACATTTTGAAAGGGGTGACCAAAAGGTATATATATAAGCAGATATCCATGGTCTCTCTTTAGTATATAATTATAGTTAAGTATATAGAGATATACTTAAAGACCCTTTAAGGTATTACTTAAAGACCCTTTAAGGTATTACTTAATGTCCCTTTAAGGTGTATCCTAATGCCCCTTTAAGGTATTACTTAAAGACCCTTTAAGGTGTATCCTTATGCCCCTTTAAGGTATCTAATAGATAACTCCTAGATTGCTCCCCGAGTGTTCCCGAGTGGTAATGAGATTACCTTCTGGGTTCCCTAGGGGATTTTTTTTTATTTACTACTATTGCTAGTGGACTAGCTATGAAGAGGATGATTAAGGTTATAAGAGACCTCTTAAGAACCCCTAGAGTGGTCTCTACTGTTAAACTAATAGTTACCATAGTGCTGTTGATTATCTATCTTGCTAGTGGTGATATTGATGGGTTATTGAGGTTCCTTGTGGGGTCTATCTAATGGTATTCCCTAATGGGGATATCTTTAGGGGTGTCTTTAGAAAAATTGGATAAAAATCTATGTAGACAATTAAGTAGAGCTCCCCCCTGAGTGTCCCCCAGAGGGGTGCCTCGGAGCCCTCGGTAATTCTAAAGAGAAACTAAAGAAAAGTCAAGAGGTTTCAATTAGGGATAACCCTTATGGTTATCATTTATGGATAACCCTTATGGTTATCATTTAGGGGATAACCCTTATGGTTATCATTTGGGTTAGTCAATGGGATTACCTATTAGGGAGTAGTTGGGTACTACTTTAGGGTTAGACAATGGGATTACCTATTAGGGAGTAGTTGGGTACTACTTTAGGGGTACTACTTTAGGGGTATTTTTAGGGTTATCTGTTGGGACCTAGGGAAAACCCTAATATACAACCAATAGACAACTAATAGCTAATCTACCAGGGGTCATCAATAGGGGAAAACCCTAATATACAGTGTCAGCTGGCACTTGACAACCAATAGACAGTGTCAGCTGTCACTTGACAACTAATGAATAATCTACTAGGGGTCATCAATGAGGGGGAAAACCCTAGGGTAACTAATAGTCTCTAATAGATAGGCCAAAAGGGACACTAAAGGCACCTTAGGGTTTGTCCTAATAGACAGTGTCACTTGACAACCTCGTTTTAAGTCTTTACTATTCGCAGTGTTCAGAGTGAGGCAAGACAAACAAATAAGCCTCACTAATGGTTAACAAATAGGGGTTCAAAATGGTAGCAGTCCTTATTATGGCGTGGTTCGTTACTGTTAGTGTTATTGCATTAGGTTACCTTGTGATGCATTAATGGCTTGACAAATAGCTTTTCTAGGTTTATAATTCACCTGTCTTTAAAATAAATCTCTTTTAGGAGAATATCATGAAAGTATTTAATCTTTTGGGTCATAAGAATCAATTCATCACCTACCATGCTGATGCGGTATATTTTCAATCTTATGATACACTTATGGCTACCCTTACACAGTCTTTTGAGGGTAGCTATGGTGAAACTCTTGAGATGAATTCTCATTATTGGAGTGTCACCACCGGTAAGCATATGAAAGCTTTCCTAGATGAGACACATATGTTAGATACCGTATTGGATTTAATCCATAAATATAAACTCTTTAGGAATCTCAAGGACTTTATGGAAAGGGCTAATATCGTGAAGGTGCTTAATGGTATTATTACTGTAGACTACAATAATGAAAAAGGAGAAACAGTAGTGTATACTTGTTTATAAGGATTCCTAGAGTAAATATATAGTATCCCTTGTAATCTCAGGGGATACCAATATATTCACTTAATTAACTAACCCAAAGGGGGGCATTATGAAATACCTTTTGAATACCTTTAGAGATGAATCTGAGGCTACTAAATATCCTAATAGTGTGTCTGTCTTATATTGTGTTAATGGCTCATTAGTCTTTGGGTATACCTACCAAAACACAATCCCATTAAAGTTACTTAAAAAGCATACTGAGACTGCTCGGGCATTACTCGGTGACAATATCGAGGCTATCATTAAGGTTAACCACTAATTCTACGACTTTACGTAAAGAAATAAAAATAAGGGGCTATAGGGCTATGCAGGGGGTTACCTAATGGGTACACTCGGGTAACCCTCACAACGTTCAATAGAGAGGCTTTTAGAGGCCTTTACGGGGGTGCTTTATGGATACTTTAGAGACAGTCATGTCTATCCCTGAGAAATACATTACGCTACTATGTGATGATGATCCATCAGGACTAACCGATAGTGAAATATATAAGTTTTACAGGTGGATGAGTCTTAATAGACTACAGTTTAATTATATTATCTCAGATTACCCATATTATACTGAATATGCTGACATTGATAATAAACCTTGTGAAGCATATGATGTATCTTTTATTAAACAATAACAATAAGGAGTTTTAATATGATTATTGAACAAGACAAACATTATTCTAAGGCTGTAATTGAGCCTATTGAATATATGTGTCTTAGTTTTACCCGGGAGGAGTTTAAAGGTTTTCTAAAAGGTAATATCCTTAAGTATTCTCTCAGGGCACCCTATAAGGGACAAGAAGAAGAAGACAGACGTAAAGCAACATGGTATTTAGATCTCTTGTATACCCTTGAAGCATACCCATTGAAGTCTATTGCTGAATGCTTCAAAATCTTCAAGGCAAACAATAACTTAGACTAGGCATACTAGGGAAAACCCTATTTGGTTGTACACTTCGGAGAGACAAAAGGTAGAACCTAAAAGCTACCTAAAGATACCTAAAGATACCTAAAGATACCTAAAGATACCTTAAAGGTGCTATAGGGTATCTTTAAGTAATCTTTAGGGGATATACTTAAGATAATAATCTTTATAGTATATTATTTAAAATATAATCTATAGGTTAATTCATGATGGAACAGTTTAAAAAAACCTTAGAGGAACTTTATGATTACTATGGGAATAAATCCATAGTAGATCGAGAGATTGAACTAGAGTTAGAATCTAAGACTATAGCCGTATTTAAGTTCAAGGCAAATTTAAATAAGGCTAAATCTGAAGGTAACCTAATGGGTTCTTCATATCGCCTTATGTCTGAAGCTATGGCGCCTATGGTGAAGGCAGTAAGGAAGTTCAGAGAGGATGCCAATAAAGGTAAACCCGGTAAGAGACACTCAGCAGTGACATATACGCAGGGTTTAACTGATGAAGAGTTGTCTTTAATTACCATTAAGGCTATCCTTTCTGCATCCATTAAAAATGTCTTTGGGCTTACTCTTGTTAGTATCTCTAAGAGTATCGGCCAAAAGATTAGAGAAGAGTTAAGAATTAAGAATATCTTAGCTGTAGCACCTAAGTATACTCAGCCTGCGGCAGATAAGCGTATTGGGGAGTCTTATAAGAAGGCTTTCTATAAGGCTGTATCTAGTAAATTGATTGATGAAAACTTATTGGCACCTGAGGAGAAACTACAGAATTCTGACTTAGTACGTATTGGGTTAAAGTTTATAGAACTCTTTGTAGAATCCACGGGGTTAGCTAGATTCGTCAAAGTATCCAACAAGAAGGGCATTAGCTATATGCTCCATATTGATGAATATATCCTAGACTTCTTAGAGAAGAATGATGAAGAATTAGCATCATTCATGTACTTTAAGAGACCTATGTTAATTAAACCACTTGACTGGACTACTCCGGTAGATGGTGGGTATCTCTTAAAGTTACAGAAGGATGATTCATTTATTAAGGTTAATAAACATTCATTAGATTTCTACATGGATGTTGATATGCCTGCGGTCTATGGCGCAGTTAATGCCATCCAGTCCACAGCATGGAGGATTAATAAGAGAGTCTATAGAGTAGCTGAAGAGATCTCAGGATGGACTAATATACCTGATGCCCTCGATATGCCTACTAAGGAGGCACCTGAGAAGCCTATTAGGCCTGTCGATGCTGATACTAATCCTGAAGTCCAAAAGAAATGGCGAAAGGACATGATGCGTTATTATCAGCTGGATAATACCCGTAAGGGTAAAAGACTTCTTGTAGACATGGTATTAGAGCAGGCCAAAACATATCTTCAGGAGGATCGTATTTACTTTCCCCACAGTATTGACTTTAGGGGTCGTGTCTATCCTATGACCCTTTTGAGTCCTCAAGGTAATGACTTCACTAAGGGGCTTTTGGAGTTTGCTGAAGGGGTTGAACTCGGGGAGGATGGGGCTAAATGGTTAGCCTTCCATGGTGCTAACTGTTGGGGTCTTGATAAGAAACCTTTAGAGGAGAGACTGTTTTGGGTCTATGAAAATCCTGAGTTAATCTCTAGAATTGCTGAGGATCCTTTAAGTAATCTCGATTGGACTACTGCGGATGAGCCATGGGAGTTCTTGAGTTTCTGTTTTGAATGGGCTGAATATCTCAAGCAAGGTACTACATATAAGTCTCATATTGCTGTAGCTTTTGATGGATCATGTTCAGGGCTTCAGCATTACTCAGCTATGCTCAGAGATGAGGTAGGGGCTACAGCTGTAAACCTTGTGCCTGATACTAAAGTACATGATATCTATGGTATTGTCGCTGAGAAGGTTAATGAGATTCTTAAGGATGATGCTAAGAATGGCACAGATGATGCCTATGTAGTAGACCCTAAGAGTAAGGAAGAGTATCTTAAGAAGGGCACACAGTCTTTAGCTACCGAATGGCTTAAACATGGGGTTACCCGTAAGGTTACTAAGCGTTCTGTTATGACTCTTTGCTATGGGTCTAAACAATATGGGTTCTCTGAGCAGGTCTATGAGGATACTGTCATGCCTGCTGTATTGGATAACCCTTTGGCATTCTCTAAGCCTAAACAAGCGGCATCCTACATGGCTAAATTAATTTGGGATTCTGTTCAGAAGGTTGTAGTTAAGGCTGTAGAAGCTATGACATGGCTTCAGGATGCTTCTTCACTGTTAGCATCTCAGACGGATACTATGGGTAATGCACTGCCTACCTATTGGGTTACTCCTGCGGGATTCCCTGTTAAACAGGAATACCATAAGACTGAGATGAGACAGGTTAAGTTAGTTTTAGGTACTTCCGTTATGATCCGTGCTGAGGATACTACAGGGGGTAAACTGGAGAATACTAAGGGTATCTTTTGGCCTACTATTGGTAGAGACATTCCGGGGACAATCGACAAGAGAAAACAGAGACAAGGTATTGCACCTAACTTTGTTCACTCTATGGATGCCTCTCATCTGATGCTTACGGTGAATGCTTGTGTGTCTAAGGGTATTCATTCGTTTGCCATGATCCATGATTCCTATGGTACCCATGCGGGGAATGCTGGAGTACTCTTTAAGACTGTCCGAGAGATCTTTGTAGATACCTACAAAAATCATGATGTCCTTCAGGATCTGCATGACCATGTATTAAACATGCTCTCTGAGAGATCTGCTAGGGAGCTTCCTGAGATTCCCTCTAAGGGCACCTTAGACCTTGATCTTGTTAAGGAATCTGCCTATGCTTTTGCCTAAGTAACTAATAGGTTGTCCATTTTGGAGAGAAGAACCTTGGTAATCTTTAGGTTCTTCTCTAGTTTTTAATTTTGGAGAATATTATGGCCAAAAAACTCAGTGATGCCATTCCTCGTTCCTATACAACCTATGCGGGGGCTTTTGCTACAGTCTTTATTAACTCCGATGATGTAGCAGACTTCTTTGCAGGGTGCAGAGATTATCCCACTTTTACCTCATTTCTGAACCGACTGGATCATGAATATGAACTTCTTAAGGTTCTGAATGAGAATTCTTCTAAACCTTTGGATTTCTTTAGTATCATCAGTAAAACTGGGGGACTTGTTGTTACTTGTCTTCTGAAGCCTGAGTATGTTCTTAAGAAGCCCCTTCCAGTAACTAATGAGTTGTCTCTAAATACTCTGAAGAAGTTCTATCCGAATGCTAAGGAGGAAGCCCTTCTTGCTTTTAATGACTTTATCTTCTATAATACTGATCTTGAAGGTGGTGCAGAAAGGGCAGTTGAATTGATTAAGGAGTGGAACAGACAGTTAAACGATGGAGATGACTATATTGTCCTTCGGGTGAAGGATGAAGACAATCCCTTTATTACTCATAAACTTTGTATCAATAAAAAAGATTTGTATTAATTTCTAGGAGTTAAATTAAAATGGCTACGAAAATTGTTCGATATGTTTCCCCTAAGGGCATCGCTATGTATCCGTGGGTTATTACTGCTGATACTGCTTTTGTTAAAGAAGGTGTGTATCACATTCAGCTTGAGTGCTTTCAGGATGATCCTAAGACTACGGAGCTGGTGGAGAAGCTTACAGTAATCCTTGATAAGGAACATGAGACTCTCTCCAAGGAAAAGAATAAGAAGCTCAATAAGATTCCTTTCTTTGAAGAATCTGAAGACGGCAAGCATCTTGTCTTTAAGTTCAAACAGAACAAGATTATCAAGCGGAAGGACGGTACTACCTCTGAGGTTAAGATTCCCTTGTTTGATGCTAAGGGTAAGCCCATTACTGAAGCTATCAAGTTGGGTAATGGTAGTGTGTGTCGTGTGTCCTTTACGGTAGCCCCTTATTTCAATGCTACCAATAAGGGTGTCGGCTTGAGTCTTCGCCTTGTTGCAGTTCAGGTTATTGAACTGGTAGAATACTCTGCGGGTAATGCTGAGTCTTATGGTTTCGATGAGGAAGAAGGTTACGAAGCCAAGGATGCAGATGAGGATCCTCCCTTTGAGGAATCCTATGGGAGTTCTGAAGATGCTAATAATGGAGATTACTAATATGAGAGACACTGATATTGACTTTGAAGATTTTTCCGACGAAGAAAAATTTGATTATCTCTATAAGATGCTCAATAGTATTAAGCCTGAATGTTTTGCAGATTGTGATAGAGATGCCTCTAAGCTGAAGTCCCTTGGGGACTTTTGGGTTAACCTTAAGGATGCTGAAGAGTACTATTGGGATTCATACGACTATGAGGATTTTGTCGTGGGGGTATGGACTACTGATCCCAATAAGCTCTATCATAGCGATAACGTATGTGAGCGTCGTGTAGCCTACCTTAGTGGACTCAAGTGTGTTTCTGCTAACTGTGCTGATGACTGGGCTTTTAGTGAGCATTGTGAGGAGAGACCTGAATGGTTTACTCAGGATGCCATTGACGATGGTCACATTTGGGTTAAACCTCTCATTGCACATGGGAAATACTAAATGACTACTCGCAGTGCCACTTATAGTAAATTTAAGAGACACTGCAAGAGCACATATCGCAGTGGTCTCGAAGAAAAGATTAATAGTCAACTTCGAGACCACAACATTGATGGACTTTATGAGCTTCATTATTTGAAGTATACTGTGCCTGCTTCTGAGCATAAGTACACCCCTGATTTTATTTTACCTAATGGGATCATTATTGAGTCTAAGGGTGTTTGGGATTCAGAAGACAGGAAGAAACATTTACTTATTAAGTCTCAACATCCTGATCTTGATATTAGGTTTGTGTTCTCTCGCAGTAAGTCACCTATTTATAAAGGCTCTAAGACTACCTATGCTTCTTTCTGTGAAGCCAATGGAATCAAATATGCAGACAAATTGATTCCTGAAGAGTGGTTTAAGGAACCTAAAAAGAGAATCCCTAAGGGGGTTCTTATGAGTCATTGAGAAATAATAAGTAAGTGTTATATATATATATGGAAAAACCTACGATTAAATCTAATAAGCTCTTTGTGTCTCTTAAGAAGAGGCCTAGAACTAAATACTTAGTAGTTCATTGTAGTGCTACAGTTAATAGTCCTGATTTTGACTGGAAGACTATCGACAGAATGCACAGACAGAAAGGATGGATTTGCATTGGGTATCATTTTGTGATCCGCACCGATGGAACTATTGAGGAAGGTAGACCTTTAGATACCATTGGCGCCCACGTTAAGGGTCACAATGAGGAGTCTGTGGGCATCTGCCTTATTGGAGGAACTAACCTTAAGGGTGTTCCTATGGATAACTTTACGAAGGCTCAGAAGGATAGCCTTTTGAAACTTCTTGAGTGGTTACAGCAGGATGTCTATGCCTCTGAGAAACCCACTGTGCTAGGCCATAGGGACTTTGGTGTCAATAAGGCTTGTCCTTGTTTTGATGTCATCCCTTGGTACGCTCAGAAAACCCATTAGGTTGTACATTTCGGGAGAAGACACTAGTCTTCGGCTATTGGAGAAAAGTATGTTAAACCCTAAGGCTATCATGTTGGGCCTTAGTTCTTTAATTGTCTTGGGAGCCTATTTGTGGGGTCATAGTAGTGGCTATGATAAGGCAGTTAAAGAATACCAAGAGACTGTCATTGTCAACCTTAAGAAGCAGGCTGAAGAAAATGCTAGTAAAAAAGATGCAACAATTAACTTATTGCTCACTGAAGGGAATAGCCTCAGGTCTGATCTTGACAAGTCTCTTGGTAGGTTGTGGCAGTTATCCCAAGACAACAAACGACTTAAAGCAAACAATTCCTCAGACCCTTCAAGAGTCTCACTCGAAAGATGTAGAGAGTTTAACCTTGAAGGTGCAGAATTACTTAAACAGGCTCTTGAAGGATATCGAAGAGAATCCTTAAGGGTTGATTCTTTGAATACTCTTATTAAGGAGGAGGAGGAGAAGAAATAGTTTAAGGTGGGGTACAAAATATACCCTAAGTCACACCACTGTATCTTAATTGGACAAAGAAACAATCTTCTAAATTGTATTATGTGAGTTCGAGTCTCACCAGTGGTACCATTTATTTTATTTAATATTGGTGTTATTTATATGTCTAATACTCAGGTACTTGTAAAGAAGGATAAAGACTTAATTGATCCCTATGATGAAGACTTAATTGACCCCTATGAGGAAGACAAGGAAGATGTTGATAAGTCTCTGTGGGAAGCAGAATATGAAGAGTATATTGAAAGTTTGAATGACAAAGGAGAAAAAACTAATGACCGTATTGGCTGATTATCAGATTTCAAAAGCAGGTATTATTACACCCCATGTAACTAAGAGTCATGCCTTTGGTATGTCTTTTGGGGAATCAAGTTTTGGTTATGATCTCAGAATGGATAATACTGTTAAGATCCTGTCTGAGAAGAACAAGCGTGATGTTCCTATGATTAACACCACAATGGAAGACTTGAGTTCTCTTTATAGTACTTTTATGATTCCTGAGGATGGAGTCTTCCTGTTGAAGCCTTTGAGGCGGTGCCTGATTAGTACCTTGGAACTCATTAAGATGCCTACTAATGTTGTTGGCATTACGAAACCCAAGAGTACTCTCTCTAGACTTGGGCTTGATGTAGCCTCTGTGGTGATTGAGCCTAACTGGACTGGTAATATTACCCTTGAGTTGTTCAATAAGACTACTCGTAATATCACTCTTTATCCTGGTATGCCTATTTGTCAGATTCTTTTCTTTACTGGAGAAGAGCCTAGTGCTGTCTATAATGGGAAGTATCAGGGAGACACGGGGATTTCTGTTGGTAAAGTGGAGCATTAATAATGAATGAATACTTATTGAATCACACTGAGAACTCCAGTAGTACTCGTGTGGGTAACTGCATGGCAACTGTGATTGCCTCCACTAAGAACCCCTATAATAACATTACGGTTACTACCTTGGAGCTTATTTATCCTAGGTTTATCCACAGTGAGTTTATGACTCACCGAATGTTTAGCCGTAATGCTAGTTCTTCACGAGCTATTCCCATTAAGAGACTCATTGAAGAAGCTACCGTAATGCCTACACATTGGATGCAGAATAGTAAAGGCATGGTGAACAATGCTGAAATCACTGATCCTACTAAGGTTGGGCAGTATGAGAATGCTTGGAAGTTAGCCCGTAAGGAGGCTATTAGTAATGCTAAGAGGCTTGAATCTTTGGGTCTCCATAAGCAGATCGTAAATCGCCTCTTGGAGCCTTTTAGTTTCATTAAGGTAGTTGTTACGGCTACTGAATGGGATAACTTCTTTAAGCTCCGATTGGCTGATGATGCTGAGCCTCATATGAGAGACCTTGCGAATGCAATGAAGAAGGCTATGAGTAAGGTTTATTCTGTTGTAGGGTTCATTCATGCTCCTTATTGTGAGGAGTGGGAGAAGATCATCCATCTGAGTGCCGCTAGGTGTGCTAGAGTGAGTTATAATAAGCATGATGGTACCCAGCCATCTACTGATGATGACTTTAAGCTTGCAGAGAGTCTTATTGAGGGCGGACACATGACACCCTTTGAGCACTTCTGCTATGCTTCCCCTAGAGAAAACTTTTATGCCAATCTTAAGGGTTGGTATTCTGCTCGTTACAAGTTTGAACATGGAGTCAAAAATGGGTCTTGATCTCTTTATTTATTCTACAAAACACCGTGATAGCAACCCCGATTATATTGAGGGTGCTTCGGTAAGCACTCAGGATAATTGTAAGAGTTATCCTTTCTTGCGTTGGGTTCCTGAGTATGGGTGCTACACTAATTATGGTGCCACAGATGACCTTTATGAAGAAGCCTATTGGCGTAAGAATTGGTTCATTTGTGACTTCTTTGGTGCTAGGTACCATGAGGCTGTCCTTGAAGACAAAGGGGATGATTATAATGCTGACGAAGTAGACTTTAATTGTTCTTACTTGAAGCTCACTCCTGAGATGGTTAAAGACTGCATGGATGCTATCAAAGATTATGATATAACCTGCTGGATTGATGAAAGCAACGGATACAGCAAATGGGACTGTATTAAGATGCTCGCTGATGTTCGACTTAAGATGCTCTATTGGGAGGAGCCTTTGGACTTTTATGTAGCGCCTTGGTGGTAAAATTTTATGGATAGCTCTAGATTCCTCTTTCATTGCCCTTGTCCTAATTGTGGTTCCTCAGATGCCTGTGGAATCTATGATGATGGACATGGGTTTTGTTTTTCTTGTAATAAATATTTTAAACCCTCAGGGGAAGTCTCAAATACTAGGAGTACTAAAAAGATGAGCAAAGAATGCATCCCTATGGAAGAACTTGAAGGGGAATTTAGGGCTATCAAGACACGTGGACTCAATGAGGATACTTGTCGTAAATACAAATATTACATTGGTAAATACAAAGGTAAGGCAGTACAGGTAGCCTGTTATTGTGACGATACAGGGAGTGTAGTAGGACAGAAGTTTAGATTCGCAGACAAGACTTTTACTATCTTTGGTAAAGTCTCAGGTCAACTCTTTGGTTCTCAGCTGTGGGGATCAGGGGGTAAGATGATTGTAGTCACTGAGGGTGAGATTGATTGTCTTACTGTTAGTCAACTTCAGAACAATCAATGGCCTGTCGTTAGTATCCCTAATGGTGCTCAGGCGGCTAAGAAAGCCTTTGAGGATAACCTAGAATACCTCTCAAGCTTCGATAAAGTTATCATCATGTTTGATATGGATGATGCTGGAAGAAAGGGAGCTGAAGAGGCCGCTAAGGTATTACCTGTGGGGAAGGCTTATATTGCTACATTACCCTTTAAGGATCCCAATGAGTGTCTTAAAGAGGGTAAATCTTCAGAAGTTATTAAGGCTATTTGGAATGCTAAAATATATCGCCCTGATGGTATTGTTTGCGGTAGCGATTTATTTGATGATTGCGTGCTTCATATTTCTGAGTTCGCCAATAGAGAAGAATACCCGTGGGAAGCCTTAAATGCAAAAACAAGGGGTGTCGGTTATGGTGAACTCATTACGCTCACTAGTGGTAGCGGTATGGGTAAAAGCACACTGCTCAGGGAACTGGAATATTACTTTGGGGTTACCAAAAGGGAGATCTGTGGCGTAGTTGCCCTTGAGGAGAGCACTAGAAAGACAGGGCTTGAACTCATGTCAATTGATCTCAACAAGAGACTCATTTTAGGTTCTGAAGGGTTATCTCAAGAAGAACTTAAGGGGGCATTTGATCACACTGTGGGTAATGGGAACTTCTTTCTGTACGACCACTTTGGTTCTCTTGATTCAGGTAATCTCCTTAGTAAACTTAGGTACATGATTAAAGCCCTTGGGTGTCGTAATATTTTCTTGGATCATATCTCTATTGTGGTCTCAGGAATGGATACCGATGGTGATGGTGGAGAGAGAAAAGCCATTGATAAACTTATGACTAACTTGAGGTCTCTTGTAGAAGAAACTCAATGTCGTATGTTTGTAATCTCTCATCTTAAGAGACCTGAGAAGAAGGGTCATGAAGAAGGTGCTCAGGTTTCTTTAAGCCAACTTAGAGGCTCAGGGGCTATTGCACAGCTCTCTGATATGGTAATTGGTCTTGAGAGAAACCAACAAGGGGATACCCCTAATATCTTAACTTTGAGAATCCTCAAGAATCGTTTTAGTGGCGAAACTGGTGTTAGTGGTTATCTTGAGTATGTCCCTGAGACGGGTAGACTGAGAGACTTTACTAGTGAGGATTCTATTAGTGAAGATTTCTCTAAAGAAGAAACTAAGGATTTCTAGTTATGATTAAGGATTTATATGAGAGAATTTCTCAGAAAAAGTATCTTGTATTTGATATTGAAACCGATGGTCTTCTTGACTCTGTTTCTCGGCTTCATTGTGGTTGGGTTTATTGCGCTGATGCAGATACCTATATACCTTTTAGGGATTCTTCTATATTATTTGATTATTTGGACGAAGCTCTTGGAAAAGGATATGTCATAGTAGGACATAATATAGTCAAGTTTGACTTACCTTGCTTAAAGTTACTCAATAAGAAACGCTTTAAGGTAGACCCTAAAGAGCAAGTTATTGATACCTTAGTGATGGCTCGATTGATCTATCCTGAGATGCTTGAAAGAGACTCTAAGCGTAAGGACTTCCCTAAGAAACTCATGGGGAGTCATTCTCTGAAGGCTTGGGGTTATCGCTTAGGGGAGCTTAAGGGTACCTATGGTGAACAAGAAGAGGCATGGAAGGAATTTAATGAGGATATGCTTGTCTACTGTAAGCAGGACGTTAAAGTTACCTCTATGCTTTTCGACAAGTTAATCTCTAAGAAGTTCCCCCTGATGGCTATTGAGTTAGAACATAATATTGCTTGGTTAATGGCTAAACAGGAACGCAATGGATTCTGTTTTGATAAAGACAAAGCAGTAGAACTCTATGCTAAACTTTCAGAAAGACGACAGGTTCTTATGGAAGCTCTTGTAAAGTCTTTTGGTTCTTGGAAGAGACTCATGGGCTATAAGACTTATAAGAGAGACAACGCTAAGAGGGGTATCATTGCAGGGAAGACTTACCCTATCTATAAAGAAGAAACCTTTAATCCTTCTTCAAGAGATCATATAGCTAAGGTATTGAAGGAACGTGGATGGGAACCCACAGTGTTTACTGCTGGGGGAAAGCCCCAGGTTAATGAAGAGACTCTTAAGGATGCTCCTGATATTCCTGAGAAGGCTATGCTCTTGGAATACCTTTTGATCCAAAAGAGAATATCTCAGTTAGCCGAGGGGGATTACGCTTGGCTAAAGATGATGAAGGATGATAAAGATGGAATTACTAGGATCCATGGTAGTGTTAACCCTAATGGGGCTGTCACTGGTAGAGCTACTCATAGCTATCCTAATGTTGCACAAGTGCCTTCAGGACATTCTCCGTATGGGATGGAATGTAGAAGCCTATTCAAGGCTCCAGAAGGTTGGTACGAGGTTGGTGTGGACGCTAGTGGTCTTGAGTTGCGCTGTTTTAGTCATTTCCTCTACCCCTATGACAATGGGGCTTACCTTCATGAAATCCTAAATGGTGACATCCATACTGCCAATCAGAAAGCCGCTGGGTTACCTACTAGAGATATGGCCAAAACTTTTATATATTGTTTCCTTTATGGAGGCGGTGATGAAAAGGTTGGTCAAATCATTGGTAAAGATAAAGCTGAAGGAAAGAGACTCAGAGAGAAGTTCCTTAAGGCTGTACCTGCAATTAAAACCTTAAGGGATGGCATTGAGGATTCCCTTATTGCATCCTCGGTGTGGCTTGGGGGGATCAATAAGGTAACATGGAAGAAGCGCATCAGGAATGGTCTAGACTACAGTCACTGTATTGTTGGGCTTGATGGTAGACCTGTCTATGTTCGCTCAGGACATTCCGCATTGAATACCGTCTTGCAATCCGCAGGTGCACTTATTTGTAAACTGTGGATGGTCAGATGGGAAGAGAACATGAGGAAAGCTGGGTATAAACATGGGTGGGATGGGGATTTCTGTTGTATGGCATGGGTGCATAAACTGCATTGTGCACGTTAAAGTAGGTTAATTCGGGGAAACCCTTCTAGGGTAATCCCGAGCTAAACATGGGAGGGAATATGCGAGGTAAACCATTACAGTTAGTTTATAAAGAAAATGGTTGCATAGTTTCTATCTCACACAGACTTAATAAAGATGGTTATTTGAGAATCAGAGATGAGCGTTATGAGGGTAAAGGAAGAAAGCCTCTCATTATGGCTCATAGGCTTATGTTTGAGGAGTGTGGTGGAGTAATCCCTAAGGGTTATGAATTGCACCATATTTGTCATAATAGGGCTTGTGTCAATATTAACCATTTGGAGCTGATTAAGATTTCAGATCATAAAACTGAACATAACAGTACTCGCTATGCTGATAGACAAAAGAAAGCTAAAGAGTATTGGGAAAGCACTAAGTGTACTGGGACTTACTTAGCTGATAAGTTTGGTGTTGCCTTTTCCACAGGTTGTAAATGGATTAGGCAATGGAAGTGTAGAGACTAGGTGAAAACCGTAGGGCTAGGGGTGAGATTCCCCTAGTAACCGAAACGCCTACCATAGCTAATACCTATAGGCTATGATGATATAGTCCGACACTCTCAGTAATGGGAGAATACAGAATGGATGAGGGTCAGTATGCTTGTCGTACTAAAGAAATCTCTGAGGACTGTGTAAGAATTGCTCAGGAATCTATGAGGCAAGTCCAAAAGGAATTTAATTTTAGAGCCCAGTTGGACACTGAAGGTAAGATTGGACACAACTGGGGTGAATGTCATTAAGGAGTTACTATGAAAAATCTTAAATTATTTTGGGATCACTATACACCTACAGAAGATGATAATCCTACGTTTCATCTTACAGCCGTACTTGATGATGAACCTATCTATACTGCCGTTAGGTTTACTCCTGAAGAATGTTATACGGAGCTTCTTGAGAAACTTGGCTACAATGTAGAAGAGGAGCATTGGTGGGAGGGGGAAGAAAACTATGAAGATTCTAATTGATGGGGATATTATTGCCTATGTATGTTCTTCAGCAGTTCAAAAAGACATTGACTGGGGTGATGGCCTTTGGACGTGTCATGCTTTTCTCAATGATGCTGTGGATTATTTCAAGCAGTTATTGGGTGAGATCCACAGTGCCTTGGATTTAAAATGGAATAGCCCTGAGAAATTAGATTGGGACAATATTGTATTCTGTTTTAGTTCATCAGAGAATTACAGAAAGAAATTAAATCCTGAATATAAAGCTCAGAGAATATCCCATAGAAAACCCACTTGTTATAAAGGATTAGTTGAGTATATCAAAGAGAATTACAATAGTGTTTCTTATGGTGACTTAGAGGGTGACGATATTATCTCGGTAATCTCTACGTGCCTTAAGAATAACACTGTGATTATCTCCGGGGATAAGGATTTTAAGACAGTCCCTTGTAGTTTCTTCTATAATTTCATGAAGGATACTCTTGGGTATACTGATGAAAAGACTGCATATAAGAACTTATTAAAGCAGGTATTAACAGGAGACACAGCAGATAACTATAAAGGTTGTCCTAAGATTGGCCCTGTAACAGCTCAGAAACTAATTGATACTAATAATACGAATATTAGTTTATTATGGACTAATATTGTAGTAGAGAAATTCAAGAAAGCAGGGTTAACTGAAGAAGACGCATTAGTTAATTTTAATATGGCTTATCTTCTTCATGCTACTGATGACTTGTCTCATAAGACGCTTCCTAAGCCTACCTTTGAGGATTTCTGTAGGATTGGTTGTACGTATGACAGATTACCTTTTGGTTGTACATTTCGGGGAGAACAAAAGTGATTACTAAAGATACCTTAGATGATCTTAAAGAAGAATTAGATATACGAAGACTTATTCTTGATAAATATTATAATACAGGAGTATATAAGTATTCTATAGATACCCTTAGGGGTATCCAACATGTTCTCTTCAGACTAGAAGATATCTATAAGAAACAATCAGAGGATAATGAGAACCCTCAGATTGAAACTTGTATTCATAGGGGATAATTAAATGGGTGCTATTGGCAGAGTATTTAATAAAATCTTTGGGGCTACTTCTGTGGGTAACGTAGATGTTATCAATAAGCAGGCGGCTCCTAAACTGGATGAACCACCGCAGGAAGTCAAGAGTCCTGAACTTGGTGGTCAGTCTCAGGAAAGTGTTAAGAAACGTAGAGGGAAATCCTCTCTTAAAATTGACTCAGGGATTACTAGAAGTAATGCTGGGCTTAATGTGGCGTAAGCAATTGCATAAACAGGGTCGTAACTATGGGTGGACTTAAAAAAGCATTTAAGAAGGTCGTAGGGCATGTATTTGGTGGGGGCTCTGATGGGGGAACTGTAGAAATCTCTGCTCCCGCAGTTAGTCCTACAGATATCACTGGGCAGTATTCGGGTTCTTCAGACATCTCTGATAAGGCTGTTACCAAAAAGAAGAGAGCAGGTAAGAGAAGCCTGTCGGTAAGCACCGGAGAAAACTCTGGTGGGGGTACTAGAGGTCTTAATGTTGTTTAGAGTATCTAAATACTGTATGAGTAATACTGAAGAACGAGACCCCTTTGTTGGGGATGATCCTCAGAAACCACAGGGGCCTAAGAAAGGTTCCCATTTTGTAAATAGGTAAACCGTTATGTTTGCTTTTGTACCCTATGATGTCTCTAAGGCTGGGGATTACCTTAAGAAGAGCCTAGAGTATATTGATAAGAGTAATTGCTATAAAGGAATTAAACTCTATGCTGATCTTGATAGTTTTTCTATTAAGAAAGTATTTGAGGAAGCAATAAGAAATAATGTAGAAATTCATCAGGATCACACTAAAGTAATCCCGGGTAAGATCTATATGGTTCTTTGGTGTGATGAAGAAACGGGTACTGAGAGGGGTCTCTCATTGTTCTATTGTGAGGGAGTGGGTGGGTGGTTTAGTAAGGCAACCACTAAGACACTGATAGAACAATTACAGATTCGCTTTGATAGTACCCGATACTCTGCTGGGGTCTCTAGGCGCACAGCAGAATACCTTAAGGATTTGGTTGACAAGGGTGTAGCCGATAGGGCTGTTGGAGGGGGGTCTTCCAATGATGCCAAGCTTGTCAAGAATGCCTTTGAGAAGACAGGGTACAAAACAACATATGAGTTTATGTATGAGAAATAATATTTCTTATGAGAAAAGGATGATTAGTGGCAACTAGTAGTGATAATGTACTTGCAGAGATGCAAGAATTAGGTGCTAAGACAACCTATAATCGTCTTACTCAGGAGCGTGATGATTACACTCAGAGAGCAGAGAAGTGTGCTACCTATACGATTCCCAAGGCATTCCCTAAGGAATCTGATAATAGTTCTACGACTTATGACACTCCTTATAACTCTGTGGGTGCTCGTGGTGTAAACAATCTAGCTTCTAAACTTTTGCTTGCCTTGTTGCCTCCCTCTCAGCCCTTCTTTAGGTTGGGTCTTGATACTGAGAACCAGCAGAAGTTGGATCAGGCAGACCCTGATACTAAGGAACAGATTGACTATGGCTTGTCTATGATGGAACAAGCTATGATGAGATACATTGAGAGTATTTCTTTTAGACCTACTCTCTTTGATGCTCTCAAACAGCTCATCATTTCAGGTAATGCACTGCTGTTTCTTCCGCCTAAAGAAGGTGGTGTAAAGTGTTACCACTTGAGAGACTATGTAGTAGAGAGAGATGGCACTGGGAATGTCCTTCAGATTGTCACTAAGGATACTGTCTCTAAGGGTTCTCTTCCTGAGAACCTTTTGGAATACATGGAAAATGCTGATGATGCAGAGATCAATGAGAAAGTTGATATTTATACTCATGTGTTCAGAGTCAATCAAGGTGAGTCCTATCAGTGGCAGTCTTATCAGGAAATCAATGAGCAGGTAGTCGAGGGGAGTGAACAGACATTTCCCATGAATAAGCTCCCATGGATTCCTATTAGATTCTTTAAGCGTGATGGGGAATCCTATGGACGAAGCTTTATTGATGACTATTTGGGTGACTTAATTTCCCTTGAGAATCTCTCTAAGGCTATTGTTGATATCTCCATGCTGAGTGCCAAGGTTATCTTCTTGGTTAGTCCCTCTTGTCAGACTAATATTAGGGAACTTGCCAAGTGTGAAAATGGGGCCTTCGTAAAGGGTAAACCTGAAGATATTATGCCTGTGCAGATTCAGAAGACAAGTGACTTGCAGGTGTGTCAGGCTACTGCTTCTGATATTGAAGCTAGACTGTCTTACTGCTTCCTCTTGAATTCTGCGGTACAAAGACAAGGCGAGAGGGTTAACTAAAGTGGCTCTCTATAAATTCTACTAATTCGGTGAACCTCCCTTCGGGGACAATACCGAGCTAACGAGGTGTTTAACTCTATGAGAAATACCAACCTTAATAAATTATTACCTTTTCCGTGCTATTACAACTATACATTATTTGAAGATGGAACTATCTTGAATAATGATAATGGTAAATGGGTTAAAGGTACATCTATAACCAAGAACAACAGATATGTGAAGATACACTTAGGGGCAGACCATTGCTCTAAGTTTATTCCCTTGCATCGTCTTGTTGCTCAAGCATTTATCCCGAATCCTAATAATTACCCCCAAGTTAATCACAAGGATGGTAATCGTTATAATAACTCTGCTGATAACTTAGAGTGGTGTCCTGCTCAACAGAACATCAGACACTGTAGAGACAACGGTTTCCATATGGAGCAATACGGGGAACTTATCAGGACTCATAAGTTAACTTCATCAGAAGTTCTCTTTATTTACAAATTCCGAGATAGTGGGCTGACACCCACACAGTTCAAGAATCGCTACAAAATGGACGTTTCTAGGACTACTATCAGTGGTATTTGGAAGGGTAACTCTTGGGCTAAGGTTACAGGTGCCAAGAAGGTTAAGTGAGTGTAACGACTATCCGCAAGGAGTAGGGCCAAGTGGCTCGAAATGTAGAAACCTTTAGGTAAGAGATAGTCTATTCTTATAGGTAACTATAAGTGGGGAATTAACGACTCCCCGATAATATAAAAGAACTGCTGAAGAAATCCGATATGTTGCTGGAGAACTTGAAGATACCCTTGGTGGTGTCTACAGCTTGCTCTCTCAGGAACTTCAGATTCCTTTGGTGAACTGTATCTTTAATCAGATGCAGTCTATGAGTATGCTCCCCACGGATGCCAACATTGGTGAGAACATTGAGCCTACTATTATTACAGGTCTTGATGCTCTTGGTCGTGGGGCAGACTTACAGAAACTTGTAGAAGTTACTCAGCTGATTGTTCAGTTCCCTGAAGGGCAACAGGTATTGAACTACTCGGGTCTCTTTACGAGAATCTTTGCGGCGGCAGGGATTGACGCTAATGGGATCATTAAGACGCCTGAAGAAGCTCAGGCAGATATCAATCAGGCTCAGATGGATCAGCAAGCCATTGAGGGAGCCAATGAGGTAGCTGTAAACCAAGCTACTCAGTAAACTAGGAGTATATTTTGGCAGATATTGAAACTACTGAAAATCCTGAAGTAAACTCTAATGAAGAGTTTTATGGTAAGGATGCAGTTACGGGTAGTGAAGCAGATGCTATTAAGGATGTAGTTGTTGAAGAAACTAACTCAGGGGAAATCCTTCAGATGGGCACTGAAGGTGCCACTGATGGCCTTGATGGTTCTGCTGACGAAGAAGCCCCTAAAGAAGAAACACCTGAAGAACCTCAGGAGGGAGCAGAAGACACCAAGGATGGTGAAGAAGCCTCTTTAGATACTCAGAGAGAATCTAATGATAAGGCTATTGAAGCACTTGGTAAAGACCTGATTTCTAAAGGTGTTGATTTCCTTGGTGCCATTGAAGAATATCAGAACAATGGTGAACTTTCTCAGAAGACTTATGAGGCTCTTGAGAAGGCAGGGTATCCCAAGGAAGTCATTCAGGGCTTTGTAGAAACCCGAAAGGCTATTGACAATAAGTATGCTCAGGATGTCATGAATCACGTAGGTGGTGAGAAGGACTTCCGAGAGTTGCAGACTTGGATGAAGGGGAACCTCTCTAAGGCTGAACTTGATGCCTACAATGAGGCAGTCAATAGTGACAATTTGAATGCTGTTAAGCTTATTCTTGATGGTATTCAGGCTAAGAGAGTTGCTAAACAGGGAACTCGAAAGGCTACCCTTATGGGTAATGTAGCCTCTAAGAGTGCCCCTAAGGGATTCTCTGGGCGTGATGAAATGGTCAAAGCTATGAGTGATCCTCGTTATGGCATTGATCGTGCTTACACTATTAGTGTGGAACGCAAGATGTCCCTCTCTAATGGTCTTTTTTAAATAAAAACTAACTAAAGTAAATCTAAAAAAAGGAAAATAAAACTAATATGGCGGCTCTTACTGCTACTTCTATTTCCGATCCTGGTCAGAAACTCGATGGTGCTGATCGACGTGAGTTGTTCTTGAAGGTGTTTGCTGGTGAAGTCCTTACGGCTTTCACTCGGACATCCACCATGATGAACAAGCACATTGTGCGTACTATTACAAGTGGAAAGAGCGCGAGCTTTCCTGTGATGGGTCGTGCAATTGCTAAGTACCTTAAACCCGGTAACTCTCTTGATGATCAGCGTAAAGCTATTCAGCACAATGAACGAGTTATTTCTATTGATGGTCTCTTGACTTCTGATGTCCTTATTACGGATATTGAAGATGCAATGAACCATTATGACGTTCGTGCAGAATACTCCAAGCAGTTGGGTGAGGCTCTTGCTCAGGGTGCGGACTGTGCTATTATCAATGAACTTGCCAATGAGGCGGCTATTGATGCCCCGAGTAAGGATGGTAACATTCCTGACGTGACTGGTGGCGCCAAGGGCACTGGTAAGGCATTTGAGTTTGTGACTGGTGCCGATATTGATCAGACTGCGACTTATGGCAACAAGATTCTTGAGGGTCTTGTGGCGGCTCGTGCTCAGTTCACCAAGAACTATGTGCCTCAGGGTGATCGTTACTGCCTGCTCACCCCTGATGGTTACTCTGCTCTGATCCGGGCTCTGTTCCCTGACTCTGCCAACTATCAGGCCTTCTGGGGTGGTGATGGTTCTAAGATTCAGAACATTTGTGGTTTCCAGATTATTGAAACCCCGAACCTCCTCAATGAAGGTATTGATGGTAAGCACACTCTGAATATGAAGGTTGCTACTGCTGGTCTTCAGGGTATTGTCTTCCATCGTTCCGCTGTGGGTACTGTTAAGCTGAAAGATTTGGCTCTTGAACGTGCTCGCCGAGCTGAATATCAGGCAGATCAGATCATTGCTCGTTTTGCCATGGGCCACGGTGGTCTCCGTCCTGAAGCTGTGGGTCTCTTTGTGAAGACCACTCAGTCTAGGGATTAATTGACCAAAAGGAAGCATCTATGAGTATCGTTACCATTTATGCTTCCTCTGTTTTGGAATCTATGAAGAAGCCTCAGGAGGAACCTAAAGAAACTCCTCCTGAGACTCCTAAAGTAGATAAACCTAAGAGAGGAAGAAAGAAGAATGACGTACATACTGACACCTCAAAGTGAACTTGAGGCAGTTAATGAAGTTTTATCCTCTATTGGGTCTAGCCCTGTAGATACCCTTGATGAAAGTCTTGATGTAGATGTTATCAATGCTAAGAGACTCCTTGAGGCTACTAGCAGAGAGATTCAATCTAGGGGTTGGTATTTTAATACCGAAGATCCTGTAACTTTACAGCCTGACACCGATTCCAATAGGGTGCCTTGTCCTGAGAACTATTTAGTGTTCTATAGTGATGGGTATCAATTGGTTCGGCAGTCAGGCTATTTTTTCGACATTGCAAGTAGAACATCTGAGTTTCCAAATGGTCTTACTGTAACTCTTATTAGATACTTGCAGTTTGATGAATTACCTGAGGTGTTCCGCAAGTATATCACTGTTAGAACGGCTAGGCTCTTTCAGATGAGATTCTTGGGTGCTCAGGAAATTGATGCTTCTTTACAGTTTGCTGAAAGTGAAGCATATAGTGCCATTGTAGATTTTGAACTTAAGACAGGTAACTATAATGTCTACAATGATGATACTTTCAATAGTGGCAATATTGGTAGAAGCTAAGGAGGATACATGAGTTTAATCTCTCAAGACATTCTGTCCTTTAAGGGTGGTGTGTCTCAGCAACCTCCTATTATCCGCTATCCTGATCAGCTTGAAGAACAAATCAATGGGTTCTCTAGTGAAGTCTATGGGCTTCAGAAGAGACCCCCTAGTGTTCGTGTAGGGAAACTTAAGACTATCCTTGGGGATAAGACTAGTAAGTGGCACGTGATTAACCGTGATGTTAATGAAAGATACTTTGTGAGAATCGTTAATGGAGACCTCGAAGTATTTGACTTTAATGGTAATAAGCTCACAGTTAATTTCCCTAATGGTAAAGCCTACCTGTCTAATATTAGTAACCCTGAGACTGACATTAAGTTAGTCACTGTAGCTGATTATACCTTCATTGTAAACACTAAAGTGAAGGTAGAAATGGAACCCTACTGGTCTGATGGTGGCTGGGAAAACTGTACTCTCTATTGGGTAAAGACATCCAACTATGGTAGAGTCTTTAGTATTCGTGTGAACAACAGTGAAGTTGCCAACATGATTACAGCCGACGGTGGTGAAGCTAAGCAGGCTCTTTGGGCTACTACAGATGTTGTTGCAAGAGCCTTGTGGAAATCCATGAATGGTGACGGGGATGCTCCTAATGGTGGTTATTCTAGAGATGACTATAGTTACGATTCATGGGTAGCCGAGTCAGGGACTGCTGAATGGGGCTATACTCATTGGACTAATGGGTCTCCATTACCAAGGAGTACATGGAATAGAGGTCTTTTAGGATCCTCTGTGCTTTACCTTCAGAGAAGAGACAGGGGTACATTTCAGTCAGATGTAAGAGATGGCTACGGTGGGCAGTCTATGTTGCTCATCCGTAATGAAGTAGACAATGTAAATAAGCTTCCTGTGGTTGCCCCTGAAGGGTACATTATTAAAGTCAAAGGTAGAACTTCTAGTTCCACTGATGATGACTATTATGTCAAGTGGGTATCTGCTAAGTCCGTATGGCAGGAATGTGTAGCCCCTAATCATAAGTATAAACTTAAGAACTCTACAATGCCTTGGGGTCTCATTAGGGAAGCCGATGGGACATTCACCTTTAAGCAACTTGACTGGGACGAACGAGAAGCAGGAGATGATGACTCTAATCCTGAGCCTTCCTTTGTGGGACACACTATCAATGATATTTTCTTCTTCAGAAATAGACTCGGGTTTATCTCTGGGGAAAACATTATCTTAAGTGAAGCCTCTAGTTTCTTTAACTTCTGGTTTAAGTCTAGTGCTGTAATTGCTGATACAGATACTATTGACGTAGCTGTAAGTGATAATAAGGTAGTTAACCTTACTCATGCTATTCCCTTTAGTAGAGAACTTATTTTGTTCTCAAGAGAGGGTCAGTTTGTTTTGTCTTCTGATGGCACTATGACACCTAAGAGTGTCAAGTGTGATAAGATTACGGGGTTTGTCTATAAGCCTACTGTGGCTCCCATTAACATTGGGGCTAGCATTTACTTCTTTAATATAAGAGTAGACTATGGGTCTCTTATGAGATTCTATACAGTACAGGACGTATCAGACCTTAAGGATGCTGAAGATTGCTCTGCTCATATTCCTAGTTATATCCCTAATGATATCCAAAGATTATCAGGGAATACTACCTTCGATATTGTAACTCTAGTAAATAAATCTAATCTTGTTTATCTCTATAAGTATATCATTCAGAGTGGACAAGAGTTACAGCAATCGTGGTCTAAATGGGACTTTGGGGACAGAGTAGAAGTTCATGTTGCTGAAGTCATTGATGACACTATTTGGTTGATCTTTAGAAATAAGGTTGGGGGTAACTTCTATATTGAGAAGTTGTCTTTAAGGAATAACCTTAAGGACTTCTCTAATGAACCCTATAGAGTCTTTTTGGATCATAAGATTTCTGTTAAGTTACCTGAAGGGAGCAGTTATTACGATGATTACTCTAATACTACTACATACAGCCTTACAGATTTTTATTCTGATTCTACTGGGGCTAGTGAGTTTTCTGATGGCTACTTATTGGTAGACCTTAAGGGATTCACTCAGGCCTTCAATGGAACTAAGATAACTCTCTCGGGTGATTGGAGAGGTAGAGATGTTATTGTAGGCAAGAAGATTCCTGTAGAGTATCAATTGAGCACCCTTAAGATTAAACAAGGTAACAATGGAGTAGTAACTAGTGAAAATGCTGGGCGTCTTCAGCTCAGATACTTTTGGGTTAATTTTGCTGATAGTGGTGTGTTTACTGTAAAGGTGAAAGACACAGGGAGAAATCAAGAGTATAGCTATAAGTCTACCTCTAAGTATTTCTCTAAGAGTGACAACATCATGGGTAAGGTTACACTGCATTCAGGTAAATTTAAGATCCCTGTGCAAAGAAACACTGATGATGTAGCTATCAGTATTGTTGATGACAGTCCTTTGCCTCTTACGGTTGTCTCAGGTGGATGGGAGGGTCTTTATGTCAGACGTACTCAAAAGGTTTGATAGTGTACTAAGTTCTGTCACTAAGGAAACTGAGAGAATCTGTGGGGAAGTCTATGGGTGCCTTAAGGAGCACCCTAGACAGTTTGATCCCCCTATTTATGATTATGTTCATGGGGGGATTTATACTAGAACCATGTTCCTTCCCAAGGGTGCCATGATTATGGGAGCACTCATTAAGGTTCCTACTACATTGGTCATTAGTGGTTCTTGTTTTGTATCTGATGGTATTAAAATTCAGGGTATCAATGGGTATTGCACCATCTTTGGTGAACCCAATAGACGTAGTATTTTTTATGCCTATGAAGATACCTATGTAACAATGCTCTGTAAAGTAACAGCTACTAATACTAAAGATGCTGAGAAAGAGTTTACAGATGAGTGGGAACTATTGACTACCAATAAGGAGAATAAATGAGTGGTGTAATTGCTGGTGCAGTTATTGGTGGGATTGCAGGGCTCTTTAGTGGTGGTCTTAATGTCCGTAAGGCTAACAAGAAAGTAATTAAAGCTTTCAACAAAAGCCTCACTGTAATGAATAGAAATTATTCTTATGCACAGAATGAACTTGATAAGCAAGCTGTGTATGAGCGTGATGGTGCTATCTCAGAGATGTACCAACTGTCTCTTAATGGACTCCGTAATAATTCCCTTGTAGAAGTATCTCTTGGTGAGTCGGGTCTTGAGGGACGCTCACAGAGAGCTGTTGCTAGAGATGTTAGGGGACAATCTGAGAGACAGAAGGATAACATTCAGAGTAGCTACGAGAATGCTATTTACTCCATCAAGTCTAAGAAAGATTCCCTTCATGTGGAATACTCTCAGGATGTCCAGAATCTTCATGCCCAATATCAGGCACAGATCACTAAAGGATGGAATGCCTTCTGGAAGATTGCTGATTCTACTGCCCAAGGTGTTGCTATGGGCTACTTTGGTGGTGCTGTTGGTGGTGCCTTCATGGGTGGCGCCATGGGAGGAGCCTCGGGAACTGGATTAACTGCGGGTGCCACAGGGGCTTCTGCTGGTCTTACAGGAGCAGGAAGTTCTACTCTTGGGGGAGCAGGAGCGGCTACATTAGGTGGTGGCTCTAGTTTTGGTCTTTTAGGTTCTGCTGGTTCTGCGGGTGCCTCTAGTAGTGCTTTAAGTTCTTTAGGTGTAGGAGCTAGTTCGAGTACTGGTGGCTTAGGTGTAAGTGCTTTGTCTAACACAGGACTTGCTTCTAGTGCCGCTGGTAGTGGCTTTAGTTGGGCTGGGGGTTGGTCTAATGTGATGAATAACTGGGGTACTTATTATAATAATATGAATAAGTACATGAACTATTATAAGACATTCGGGTCTTATGTAGGCTCCAATAATAGAAGAGGGACGTATTATTAATGCCTTTTAAGAGTAACTATGGCAGTACTTCTGCTAAAACTTCATGGGGTCAATGGGCTTCTTTTAGTTTAAGCTTAGGGAAACTCTCAGGTTATCAGGGGAGAACACCTTCTATTAGTAAGCCCTATCAGGGTGGTATTAAAGAAGAGACTGATTGGCTTAATGTAGCCTCAGGTGTTCTTTCTGGACTGAATGCTGTAGCTGATGAATACGAGAAGGATGTCTCTAAGGATGTCGATAAGTATCTTCAGTCACATTCACTTCAGGAATATCAAGATCACATTAAGGCTAAAGGTTTACCCTTTCAGAACGACCCCATTGCCATGAAGGTCTTTAAGACCAAGTATGGCTCTATTTATTCTGGATTAGCTGAAACTGAATTCCAACAGAGAATCCAAGATGGAGACTTTAAGGGTTTATCTGAAGCAGAACTTGATGCAGAGCATTATAAGTTTATGAGAGAAAAACTCTCTGAGATCAATGATGATACTCAGGGAGAATTCTCAGGTAAAGTCTTTGAAGAGTCCTTCTGGGCACAATCCCCTGCTAATCGTTTGAGTGCAATGAAGATGCACCAAAAGAGAGAACAGGGGATTAAGCTTCAGGAAGACAAGAATGCTAATATTGCATTGTTCCAACAGGGTCTTGAAGATGGAACCGTGCATGATACTGCGAGTGCACTTAATGGTTTCTCCTTAATGTATAATTCAGGGGGATACCATCAGACTCCTGATTCTTGGGAGGGACAACTTAAGGAACATCTTCAGGCTATTGCTGAAAGTCCTAATGGAGCTGAAATCCTTAAGGGACTTATCGGTAAAGACATGATTGGTCTTCAGGGGAGAAAGTTTGATAAGGACTTAATTGATCCCCTGATTACTAAGGCTGTAGCCTATAGGGCTTCTCAAGATGCTTCTGATAAGTATGCTTTTTCTGCTGGTGTCAATGAGTTAGTCAAGAAGGATGACCTGCATACCGTTAATCAAATGCTTGACGATATGCTTAAGGCTAACGGTAATGTTAAGACTTGGCAGACTGAAGAACTCTTTAGGGCGTCTGAAAAAATCAAAGATAACAGATTTGTTCTTCAGAAGAAAGCCGCAGGTGAAGCAGAAAAGGCTAAAGCTAATGCAGAGGCATTCATTAACTGTAGGAAATTCTGGGATGCGGCAAAAGTAGGTGCTGTGCCCCCTGCTGGTCAGAAGGGTGTTGTAGGGTTTAATCAAAATCAGTTCAATGAGTGGTTCACTATGGAGCGCCTTAGTGGCCGTATTACTGATGATGAAATTGTAGCTGTAGCAGGGAACACCTCAGTTGAAGCTAACAATCCTGCGGCTAAGTTCTTGAATACCTATAGTACTGCTGGATTGTCTCTTATTGAGGGTTATATAAATGATCCAAAGGTTGAGATTCCTGATAATGAGCATATCCCTATGGAGATTCAATTCTTAGGGACACTCTATGCTAAAGACCCTAATGTGTTCCATCAGGTAGTAGCTAGGACAGGAAACAAGTCTACTGAGGCTATTGGTTCTATCCTAATGGCTAAAGCTAGTGGTATCTCCTTTCAAGAGATTATTCACAGTATGAGAGACTTGAATAAACTTAAGAGTGCTCAGGATTATAACTCAAGAGCCACTAGAGAGAATCTTCTTAATCTTATCTCGAAAGAGGTAGGGAACTATGAAGATTTTTATTCAAGAAATTATCTCTTGACTAGTTCTGCTAGTGCTATCGTTCACACAGGGCTTAAAGCAGATAAAGCATTTGAGGCCGCCAAGAATCAGCTTCTTAGTTCCCATACAAAGTTTCGTGGTACCTTCATTCCTAATAATCTCTTAAGTTCTAGTGGTCTCAATAATAATGACCTTACCACCAAGCTCCTTGATGAGAACATTGAGTCTCTTAAGAAGCCTGTTGGTTCCGTAAGGTTTAATATGCTGAGGGGTACTATTGATGTTATTGGTCAAAATTATGTTACTGTCTTAAAGAGGTACACTATGGCAGACCTTAAGACCCTTGGGGATGAGTTCATGAAGAAACAAACAGGTTATTATAAGTCTTCGGATGTAGCTGATAAGACTATTACAAAGATTCTTAATAATCCTGTGGAAGGAGAGGATTTCTAATGCCTATTCCTAATACTTACTCTAGGGGGTATTTTATTGATACCACTCCTAAAGAACCTGAGACTTACATTCAACAATTGGATGATGAAGTAGGACTTGGTGAAGGCCTCAGGCATAGCCCCTTAGGTAATTACCTTAGAGAAGCAGATATTACAGGGGCTTTTAATGATGAAGCTTCTGATTATGTTGTTTCTGAAGAAGAAATCATGAAGGTTGGACAGGCAGTAAACTGGAATGATACTGCTATGAGGCATATCCTGAATAAGGTAACTAAACCTGAAGACATCCAGCCTCTTATTGATAACTATAAGGATAATGTCCATTATGCCCAAAGTGTTGCCAAGGCTGGGCTTGTAGACTCTCTTCAGTCTGGTCTTGGTAATATGCTTGGTAATCCTGTAGACCTCTTGACTATTCCTGTAACAGCAGGAGCAACAGTTCCTAAAGCTATTCTTACAGGTGCCATTATGGGCATGGGCTCTGCTGTAGCTGAAGAACAGGGCACAGGTATTGAACAAGAGATTACCTATAGCACTATCCTTGGAGGGGCTACTCTTGGTGGTCTTGTGGGAGCAACACAGTTTATCAGGGGTATGCGTGGTGTTAGTGATGCCCTTGAAGAGACAGCCACTAAGTCAGACCTTATCAATAATGCTTTATATACTGCTGGTGGTAAGGCTTCTGATGGAGCCAAAAAGGTAGCTAAAGTTATTCAAGATAATACCCCTAATGCTATCAAAGAGTTTGCTTCAGATACCCTTACAAGAATCAAAAATGCTAATCCTTTTTGGTCTCTTGAGGGTGCCTATGATGAAGTAATTAAGAATGAAGCTACTAAAAGGATGCTTAATAAAGTCTTTATTTCCCAAAAGGGACGAAAGACTGCTACAGGGTATACTCAGGCACCTGAAGGACTTCAGACGGTAGAAGAACTCATTAGAGACGATGAGATTCACCTTAGACGTATCTCTGATAAAGCTCAGGATACTCTTAGGAAACTTCAAGAACTCTATGATGATCCTGAAGGCCTCCGACAGGCTATGTTTGATGCCCTTGAAGGTAGAATGCCTAGTACCTCTAAGTTGCATCAGGTAGAAGGCTTTGATAATCTTATTACAGACATGAGAGGCTACATTGATGGTCAATTTGCTAAACTGCGTAATGCAGGGGTAGAAGTTGGGGACTTTGGTAAAAACTATTTTCCTTTTAGAACAGATTGGAATAGAGCTAAAAGGTGGATGTCAGAGCTGTTCCCTGAAGCTAAAGACTATAATACTGCCAAGAAGTTACTCTCAGATAAAGTTAAGAAGCTTCTTTTGAAGACTCTTGATAATCCCACAGACAGACAGAGACTTAAGGAATTCTGGATGAATAGCCTTAAGGCTAAAGGTGTGGATACTGCTGAAGCTACTGATGCAGAGTTTGTTGAGTGGGCTAAGAAACAAGCAGGAAAGGATGCTTTTGGTTATGTCGATCAAAGTAAGTCTGTAAATGCTAATGGTGAAGATGTAGCTTTCTTAGCAAGTTATCAGCATAGGCGTACCCCTTGGAATCATCGTTATGAAGATACAGATGGTTGGAGAGTAGACCAACTCAGAGCTGATCCCATTCAGACCCTTATGGCTTATGGGAGAAAGACCACAGGGGATGCTATTGCTTCTTCTCTGTTTGGTGCTCATGTTGATGCTAAGGGTTCTATTAGGCAAGGGCTAAAGAAGGAGCTTAAGAAGTACGCTAAGGCTGAGGCTGATGCAGTTAAGCCTTCTTTGAGAGATTCCCAAGAGAAAGCTGTTCAGAGAGTTATGGATACAGTAGAAAGGGCTATCTATAGGACTACCGAAAGGGACACTGATGAAGCTAGAGGTGTCTTAAGTGCTATTGCTGATATTGCTCGTAACCTGACTTTCTTTACATCTAATGGTTACATGGGTCTCTTGAATTTAACTGAGCAGGCTGAAGCTGTTAAGGCTTATGGGGGCACCTTCTTTATTAAGTCTATTCCGGGTCTTGCAGGTAAATTCTCAAGCTGGTCTAAAGGTGAATATACTCCTGAATGGAGACGTTCCTTTATGAATATGCTCTTTGGTTATGAAACTAGAGGGCTTAGGCTTTGGGATGAAGCTTTAGCAAGAGCTGAGTATAAGTATGGTGAAGGCTCCATTAGTGCTAAACTTGTGGCAGGTACAGCACAGTTAGCTGAATGGTCTCCTTTGACTAGATTCCTTAATGCCACTCAGGAAAGCATTGTTAAGACTGCCCAAGATGAGTTCTTAGGGGAATACTTGAGGTATCTCTATAAGTCTTCTCCTTTAGGTGATCCTAAAGGTTGGGCTAAGGGGTTTCTCAATAGGACTACTCTAAGAAGAGCCGGTGTTTCTATGGCTGATTTTAAGCACCTTGAAACTGCCATGAGAAAAGCCTTTGAGCCTGTTGCTATTGCAGATGCCTCCATGGGTTTCAAAGTGACTGATCATATGGCATTACTTAATGATCCAAGAGCTATGTTTACTTTGAGACGTTTGGGAAACTATGTGGCTTCTGAGTGTATCCAAAGGAATTCTTTAGCTAACACTATGCTTTGGCAGGGATCTAAAGCCTCTCCTCTACTCGGTCTTTTATTCCAGTTTAAGACTTTTGCATTAGCCTCTTGGAATAATAGATTTATGAAGTCTATCAATAGATTCGAAGAAGGTGATGCTATTGGACAACTTCAGACACATAGTATTTCAACAGCTCTTGCAGGGTTGGGTGTTATTGCACAGTCTAGTGCTAAAACTGCTGGTATGTCTGATGAAGACAGAAAGAGGTGGTGGAAAAGAAACTATGGTGTAGAATCTCTTGACGAAGCAGATTATGGAACCTTCTTTAGGTTTCTTATGAATGCAGGATTACGCTCAGGGATGTATGCCGCTATTTCTTTACCTCTTAGTCCTTTTGTTGGTGGTGACTTAAAGTCTACTACTACACCAAGAGCTAAGACAGGTGAATTTGAGCCTTTCTCTGTTGAGAACATTGTAGACTTCTTTCCAGCGGCTAGAATGGTAAATACTGCCTTAAGAACCCCTGCGGATATGGCTAATATTATGCGTTATACATATCTTGAAGGTGATGGTACTTATAGTGATGCTGAAATAGATAGAAACCTTAAGAGATCCCAAAAGGCTCTTGTAAGAGATTTCCTTGCAGTAATTCCTAATGTTGATTACTTAAAGAATCAACTTAAGGAAACTGCTTATGAACATATAGATAACAAATAAATGGCAAACACACTTATTATTTATAGGGGTGATGGAAGTACTACTGATTTTGCAGTACCCTTCGATTACCTTAGAAAGAGTTTTGTGAAGGTTATTTTAGATTCCGTTACAGAACTCAAAGGTGGTAGCACTACAGATACTTCTGCGGACTATTACTTTGTGGATGCTACTACAATCAGACTGAGAAAGATTGTCCCTACTACAGCACAGACAATCACTATCCGAAGATATACCTCAGTTAAAGAAAGAGTGGCATCTTTTAGAGATGGCTCTGTGTTGTACTCTAAGGACTTGGATACTGCTCAAGTTCAGGCTTTTCATATTGCTGAAGAAGCACGTGATGTCATCAATGATGCTCTTGTTGTCGACAGAGAGAATAACTGGGATGCTAGAAACAAGAGAATTATTAATGTTGGTACCCCTGTAGCTGATAATGATGCTATGACTTATGGCATCTATAAGGCTGATGCTTTAGGTGCCCTTCATTCAAAGCTTGATGCTGAGAAGGCTAGAGACAGAGCTATTGAAGCTGAGACTAACTCTAAGAAGTCCGAAGAGAACGCTAAGTTGTCTGAGACAAAAGCTAAGACTTCTGAAGAGAATGCTGTAAGTGCCTCTGCTCATGCTGATGAAGTAAGGACTGAGAATAGGGCTATCATTAAGGAAGCTAGAGAGATCATTGCAGAGGATCGGGTTCTCCATAAGGAAACCAAAGATAACACTGCAATCACTGTAGCAAGAGCTGATGAGGCTGTCCTCAGTGCTAAGAACGCTAAGGAATCTGAGGTTAACGCTAAGAAATCTGAAGAGGCAGTTACCTCAGTAGCTAATGTCATTGTCCCTATTGCTCCTGAGATTAAGGTCGTAGCTGATAACATTGATAGTGTTGTTACTGACTCAAATAGTATCAGCAACATTAACATTGTAGGTAATGACCTTACAGGTTCTCTTTCAGATACCCTCTATGATGACTATGGGGACTTAGGGAATCCGAGTGTTCCCTCACCGACAATCACTGGTGGTAACATCAAGGTTGTTGCAGACAACATTGAGTCAGTCCGTACTGTTGCAGGCTTAGCTCCTGACTTTGAGACAGTTATTGAGTCAGTTAACACTGTTAATGCCCTTACAGTTAGAGCTGAGAAGGCATCTAAGAGTGCTGAAACAAGTGCTACTAATGCGAGTAGTGCTGAAGCTAGTGCTCAGGCATCTAAGGTGAGTGCATCAGGTAGTGCTAGTCTTGCAAAGGACTGGGCTAACAAGATGGATGGCACTGTTGATGATACTGAGTATTCTGCTAAGTATTATGCTAACAAGGCTAAGACTGATGGGGGTCAGGCAGTTAATCAGGCTGTTGCCTCAGCTGTCAAGCAAGTGACTGATGAGGGTACTAAACAGGTTAACTTAGCTAAGGCTGAAGTAACTAAGGCTACTGAGCAGGCCAATATTGCTAAGCAACAGACTGCCTTGGTTACTGCTGAGGGTACCAAACAGGTAACTAGAGTAACTGATGCTGGTACTAGCTCTGTAAAGAAGGTGACTGATGCTGAAGCTACCTCTGTGCAGTCCGTACAGGCTGAAGGTACTAAGCAGGTTAACTTAGCTAAGGCTGAGGTAACTAAGGCTACTGCTCAGGCTACCATTGCTACTACTAAGGCTTCTGAAGCTGAAGCTAGTGCAACCTCTGCTAGTACCTCAGCTAGTCAGGCAGATGCTAGCGCAAAGAGTTCTGCTAGTAGTGCCACTACAGCTACCACACAGGCTACTGCTAGTGCTAACTCAGCTAAGGCGGCTAAGCTCTCTGAGGACACTGCGGCTACCCATAAGGAATCTGCTAGTAGTTCTGCGGATAAAGCTAAGGCTTCTGAAGCTGAAGCTAAGAAACAGGCAGATTTAGCTAGAAGTTATGCTGATCAGGCATCTACAGGTCAGCTTCAGGCTGACTGGGATCAGTCCGATAGTACTCAGAAGGACTTCATTAAGAATAAGCCTGATCTGAGTATCTATGCTACAGCTACAGCTCTTAGTACTGGTCTTGGAGGTAAAGCCAACAAGGCTCATACTCATGCTATTGCTGAGGTGACTGGTCTTCAGACTGCTCTTGATGGCAAGCAGGCTAAGGGTGACTATGCTACCTCTAAGGCCCTTACAGATGGTCTTGCAGGTAAAGCTAATGCATCCCATACACACACTATAGCTAACGTTACAGGTCTTCAGACTGCTCTTGATGGTAAGCAAGCCAAGGGGAGCTATGCGACAACTACAGCTCTTACAGATGGGCTTGCTGGTAAGGCCAACAAGATCGGAAGAGCGTCGTGTAGGGAAAGAGTGTAGATCTCGGTGGTCGCCGTATCA